GCCAGGGACCCGGAATCTAGTTACTCCGCAGAGCCCTCGCCGCTTGCCTTCAGCGAGGATTTTCTGTCCGACTCGTGTACCAACGCACGCCCTCGGTCGAGGGGCCGTTGTGTGCTCAAACTATCATCTGCGCTACTGCCCGGCCGACTCTCAGAGCCGTGCCTGCCGTGGCGACCAGGTCAGAGATGTCCTGGACGCCGTGTCCGAGCGACGCCTTGTACCGCATCATCTTGTCCCAAGCGCTGTCCGTAGCGACAGGGTGTATCGAGTGCGAGGCCGCCGCTGGATTGTCGAGGTCAAACCGCACCCTCCATTCCGTAGTAATAAGCAACTCCAATTCAAGCCCCGCAGGGCCACCAGCTCCGGTATTGTAAATGATAATAGGTGCCCACCCGCGCGTCTCCGCAGAGCCGACGGTGTAGGTGCCGACGTTGTCGCCGACTTTCCGGATAGGTGTGAAATTACTCACTTCACTCATGTTCAACGGGTAAGAGTCGATCTGTACGCCCCGTAAAGCCAACTTGCCTGCTGACATCAGCCTCGGAGCCTGGAACTGCACGAACTTGTCCGCATAAGAGTCCCAGGTCTCTGTCCTCCCAGCAATCGCCGCCTGCGTGTTCATCACCCCAGCGTATACAATACCACTCGTGGTCTGCAGTGCCTGAGGGTTCAAGATCTGAACGGAGAAAGCTGAAGGGCATACCGTGGCCGCGTCCCCCAGTCCTGATAGGGGGCTCGTCGTGAATAAGGCGTTGTTAGCTGCGTTGATGTCAAGTGTCTGATTTACATCGCCCACCAGGCAAATGCTACACCACGCTGGCATATCGTTAGTGGCTTGGGCGCCGAAGGCAGGGGCCATGAAGGTCCCAAGGATGTTCACCGCTCTGGATGTGTTCACGCGTCGCGTCGTCCTGATAACGGTATAAGGCCCCACCGCTCGCGGTAGGGACAAGTGATGAGGCAATCGCGCGTCCCAGCATGCTGCCGAGGGCGCCGAATAAACTGAGCCAAAAGCCTTCGCAGGCGTAGCACCCACCCCCTGGGCAAGCACTTTGTCCGCTCTCGCTCGGGCCGGAGCCTTCGCTTTCTTGGCCCCGAATTTCCCCTTCACCTTCTTCTTGGGTTGCCAACCTCCCCATCGGCCGTTAGCGCCCTTGCCCGACTTAGGCATCGCAAACTTTGTAAGAGCACCGTGGACCCCTAAAATAGGAATGGCACACGGTCAGACGGCGGGTGGACACAGTACACCTCGAGTTTACTTCCCGCCTGTTTGGTTTTGAAATTTTTGTTTTGTTTTGCACCCGCGTGGCAAGACCCACGCGAACTGTTTTGTAATGTTTGATAAGTTTTGGTTTTGTGGCCTCAGCCTAACATCCAGCGCCCGACATCGAAGCAAATGGCCTCAAATGCCCTAGCCGCGCGCATCGCTATTAAAGAGCAAATAACGGGGGAGGCGTCCCCCAAAAACTGCAGGATCTGGGCCGTAAATCCCAGGCTTTCCATTCGTGCGCGTGCCTAGATGGCGGGAGTTCCCGTGCCCCCCGACACCTGTCAATCACCTGACCGTGCTAGCCAAACGACTGTCCATAGCTACGACTCACATACGTGAAGGTAAGGCCTACCCCCCGCTCGCAAGCCGATGACCCGGATCGTTACTCCGGGAGCTACTTCGGGTACCTCACACGCGCAATCCCCATTTAACAAAGTGGCTCCGACCACAATAACCGCTGCAGGCGGGTAACGGGGCGCCCTCACCGCTGCCGCTTCCCAGCGACCCCAGGCTGTTCACCGGACTACCTCCAGCTACTCAGGCATAAGGGTGACATATAGGGACATACCCGGCCAAGGGGAACTGTATAGTGTTACAACATTTTACTCTCGTCCCCCCCGCGTCCCATAACAGGCGCATGGATCATTGCAAACCTGTAGTCATCATATCGCACACCGGCAGCACTCCATCTTCCTAGCTGGGCCTGTGGAAACCCAACTACTAGTGTGCGACCCTCCGGCCCTGTGTCAAAGTCCGAAGGTAATTTATACCCCCCCGAGTGGGGCGGCACCACATAAGGCTAATTACTCCATTATTAAACCCCCAGCAGCGGCCGGGGGGTGAAACGGGTTGCGAGGCTACGCCCGCCACGCGGCGGGTACCTGGACGGCCAAGTCAGCCCCGTGCTGTCGCACGGTACCGATGTGGCACATCGTCGCCCACTCCACGTCAGTGAAATCGCCGGCGCTCACGCGCAGCAGCCGCTTCCACTTCGATGGGTCACCGCCCTCAAAACCAGGCATCGCAACATTGCTCGAAATCTTGATCCCTGCGGGGGGGAGCATCCCGTGCGTGGACAGATAGTACTCGCGCACCTTCTGCGCGTCCACATCCACGCCCCCTGCATTGTCCTCGAAAACGGCACGCAGAAACGCGTGCATCGGCTCCACGCGTGTGAAGCCCTCCGCAAGCGTCGCCGCAAATATGCGAATGCACGTATTGCACTCCTGAGGCGTCAGATCGGTGCATGTCCACGACTTGGTCTGGACAAAGCGCGAGACCTCTGGTGTCATCACCATCTCGCCACCGTCATACATCGCCACGCTGTTGCACAACAGCGCCTCATAACCAACGAACCGCGCGTATGTGTCGCCAAGCAATGGCTTCCACACCAGCTTCGAGCGCCATCCCCAGCGCTCGAAAAACTCCATGACTGGGCACGGCTCGTCCTCACCTCGCCATATCTCCTCCTCAAATCTGGCCAACGTGTCGTCCCCCTCAAACGCGAGGCAAGCGAGGAACTTGCGACGCACCATCTTCCCCCTGACGTCGACCAGCGTCTGGTCGCGCGGCGAGACGTAGAACATCTTCGCGCCGTGAAACCGCAGGAGGGAGTCGAG